CGTCCCCGTCTGAAATCGAGCCGTAACATTCCAATACAGAGCGTGTTTTTCTTCCCGCTCGCATGAAACCTCGTCACAAACAAGGTTGAGTTGACCGTAAAGCAATCCGGCCCGAGGTAGGCCAGGAGTGTTATAAAGCACATCAAAGCGGTTGCTAGTAACCTGATCGGTCTTTACTCGATAGTTCCAAGTCTCGCCAAATATTAGTTGAAAGCCTTGACCCTTGCGACAAAAACCGGATCCCTTGCGAAGTTCTGCGCCGACTAATTCATTTGCCATGATTACCTCGCAAATTGTAGTCTAGGGGCTTGCTGCGCCATTTCGTTGGCTTTCTTTTGCTCGAACAACATCGCGTCTTGCCACCGCTTTTGCTCAATCTTTTGTTGGATGTCGGCGTTCTGCTTAGTCAAAAACGCTGCTACCTCTTTTGTGCCTGCTTTCATCGCTGGAGCGATGTTTGCTGCGATCGTTTGAGCCATTGCACCAAAGCGATCCTGAGCACCTTGTTTCTTTTGCTGTGATGCTTCAAACTCCGATCGAGCAAAGATCGATTGCTCTGCCAATGCTGCCCGCTTGCGGATACCCTCTTTTTGCTTCTCGTTGTCTCCAGCCTCTTGGATCTGTCGCTTGAAAATCTCATCAAGCGTTGCGTACTCTTTTCGCAAGGCATCGCTAGACAGGAAGTTCTTATCCTTCATCGCTGCAACTTGTTTTTCAATCTCAAGTTGCTTGTTGGCTGACTCGATTTGCGAGTGAACCGCATTGAGCTCGTTAAGCCGTCTTGTTTCGCTCATCTCAAGCAATGCTGCTTCGGCTTGCTGCTTTTCTCCCGCTGTCATTCCAAACGTGTCATCGAACAGCTTCGCTTTCTCGTATTGCTCGGGACTCATACCTGCTTTGGTTCGTTCTTCGCTAATCTGCTTTATGCGACTGTTAAACGCCGATCGTTCACCCTCGATCCTTTTGATTTCAGCCTCGATCGCTTTTTCTTCCGCCTTTGCTGCTCGCTCTTTTTCGTCCGCTATTTGCTTAGCAAGCCTAGCACGCTCTCGCTCTTGATCGGCCATCTTTTTTTCGAGCCGTTCGGACTCTTCAAAAATCGCTTTCTCCTGTGCTGTCAATTCCTTTTTTTGCTTTGACATTTCGACAAGCTTAATCATGCCATCCAACGCAAGATCGATTCCAGGCTTTATTTCTCTTTCACCTACAGAGGTTGCAAATTGCTTGAATTCGCTTTGCAGTTTAGCAATTTTGACCGACGTAGTAGCGGCCATCTTTTCATTCATGCCCGCAAACATCCCGCCATCTTTGGTTGCGTTGATGAATGCGGCACTTAGCATCTCGACGCTAATCTTTCCGTCCTCCATTCGCTTACGCAATTCAGCAACGCTTACGCCAGTGTCCTTGCTAATTTGCTGCAAAGGATTAAAACCAGCGTTTACCATCTGCAAGACCTCTTGGCCCATTAGCCGTCCAGCCGCTTGAGCCTGACCGAATGCCAATGCAAGCGATTGAAATCGCTCGTTGTTACCCATCGAGATTTCGCTCATCGATTCCATTATTGGAACAACATCGCGAACACCCACGCCAAACTGCATCAATGTCTTTGCAGCATCTTGGAAGTTGGTAGCACTCAACGCCGATGCTTGATCCATGCGGACAAATTCCGCCATAAGCCTTTTTGTAGCCGCTTCCGACTTTGTAAACACATCGATTTGGGCTCGCACTTGTTCAACTTGCATCGCAAGACCAAGAGCGTGCTTACCAAAGTCAGCCATTCCCTTGATAGCACCAAGCGAAGCACCCGCAACAGCCAAACCGTTGAGGGCGAAGGTTGCCTTGTTGATTGACATAGGAGCACTTGAGCCGAAGGTATCCGTCGCATCTGATTGCCTTCGAATTCCTTCAAGGTACTGCTGGAATCTTGCTTGCCTTGCGTCCTCAGCTTGTTTGGCTTTGAGCTTGGCTTGCGTTGCCTTATCTTCGGCTCTTGCTGCTTGCTCTGCGTACATCGCAGCAACTCCATGTTTTTTGGCTAAAGCATCTACTGCCGCGTTGTAGCTATGAACGCTCAAGCCTCCCGCAGCATAGGCCCGATCTAGCAATGCAATGTCTTTAGCCATCTTTTGCAATGGAGTCTCGGCGGATTTGATTGTGCGAGTCAAAGATGCCAACTCACCGCGCGTAAACATGCCGCCCTTCTTGAGCTCGTCAACATCCATGCCGATCTTGATGTTTGCAATGTTGATTGTTTGAGCCATCGCTTACTTACCTCCAAATCCAAACATCGCTTTGACCTGACCAGCCATCTCTTTTGCGGTATCCATGCCATCCATCAGAATCGATTTGAGGCTTACTTTCTTTCGAGCGTATCTAGAAGGCATGAATTCCTCGATCTCTGGACAGTCCTTGCCGGCCCGGACAAATAGATCCAAGTGCGTTGCGTGTGCCAACGTTGCTGTCTGCAACCATTGCTCGCCCATTGGCTCAACCTTGTCCCAAGCTACCCACTGATTTAACTGTCCCGCAGGCATCGAGCGAACCCACCGGAGCGGATCCGCAATGCCAAAAGCCAATGCCAGCCGAAAGGCAACCTTTAGCCTTGGGCTGGTTTGGATTTTTTTACCAAGTCGTCAATTTCTTTGGCATCGTACGAGGACAACGTAAGGCAATCCTCGTAAAGCTTGCCGACGATCTGCTTTGGCAGTCCCTTGAGCCTCTCGGGATCGCTAATAACGCGGTTTCCTTCGATGTCACGCAGGCAGTAAGCAACCATTAGCCGACGATGCCGAGACAAATCAAACTTGCCTTTCTTGTCTTGCATTGCGACTTCCATTTCAGCCGCATCGCCTTCGGACAACTCATGCAAGACATATTCCTTGCCATTGACTAGCACCGGCTTGGTATTCAGTGGCCTTTCGACCAATGCAAAAAACTCATCTTCGATGTTACTCATCTTCCGATTCCTCCTTGCGGATCGCTTCAAGTGCATCCTCATAGAACTTGCGGGAGTGCTGCTCTGGCCGTTGCACTTCGACCGGATGACCTTGAACCTGTTCAGCCTGCAAAGCAATCGAGGCCAATTCGTCGTCCGTCAACGCATCATGCGGAAACTGGAATAAGGCTTGTATTTGTGCCACCTTGCCGAAAGGAAGATAGCCGACCAAAACACCATTAACGCCGATTTGGAATTGGTTGAGGTCTTTTAACCGACCGTCAACCGAATATCCTTGTTGCCTAACCAAAGTAAACATGCTCGCTCCTATTAAGCAGCCGTGAAAGTGATATCTGTTGCACCGTCAAACTGGAGCGTGTAGCTTCCGGTCATGATGGTGCCCTTTTCGAGCGTCGGAGTTTTGACCGACTTGACAAACGCAGTTCCCTGGAAAGATCCAGCACCGGGCAGCGTAATCGTCACTGAGATTCCCGCGTAAGGTTCAGCCGATGGAATCATGGCAGTCGTAAAAGGGATCGTAGATCCGAGCCAATAGAATTCCACTTCGACTTCGGGATTTTTGCGAAGATCCGAAGGGCGAAGCAACTCGAATCCAGCCGCTCCCAAGTCGGTAATGTCGAGTTGATCGACTCCGATGGTCATTTCGCCAATTCGTTTTAGCTTGGTAGTAATCAAGCCAGTCCCGGAAATGGTCGCTCCAAGTCCAGTAGTCGGTACAGTCAATGCAGCCATGTCTAGGGCTCCCCATAGTGAACCAAGAGATCGAAGCTAACCAAATACCGATGCTCTTGGTTTCCATCGGTTGGAGTGTCGTTTAGGTATTCGTCGGCACTGTCAAAATCGATTCCTGCAAATGAGTAACCGTCAACAGTCCCGCGAAAAAAATCAATTCCGGTTTCGCGAATCGCTTTGCTGATCGAGCTTGCGACCCGCCGAGTAGTTGCATAGCAATCAAAGGTTACTCGGGCATGAGCCGACTTGGTTACACCGTCGATGGCGTGATCTCGTTTGGTTGATGTCACATAGTAAACAATTGCAGGCAGTTGAGCATTTTGGACAAGTGCATCGGGATACATTCGCTGACCAACAAGCGTTGATACAGTGTTGTAGCTGAGTAGCTTTGTTCGTAATGCTTCGCCGATCGCCGACATTACAACTCCCCGTTGATGACGATGATATCCCGAGATGCCGCCTCTGCGGAATTGCTGACCACCTTAAGGTATCGCACACCGGCCATAACTTCGGTATTTAATGCGATGAACCGCGATGCTGCAACGGTCACACTATATTGCGTTGATCCGTTGTAGAGATCGTAGAAGTTGTTTGCATCGTCGGAAGCTTGAAAGGTAAACGTAGTGCCCGTCAACGCGGTTGGCGTTCTGAGTGCAAGCACCGTTCGACCGCCTTCGAGCGTCAATGAACTTGAAACGGTTCCGCTAGATGCAATGGTTACCTTTGATGTGAGTTGTAGATTTCTAGCCAAGGCGAAGCTCCTTGATTTGCTTTTGTAGTTCGTTCATAAAAGCTTGTCCAGCTTGTGATTTCGTGATGTCGAAAGCCTTGACGGGTGCTCGATCTTGCACCGGAAAATCGGCGGTTTGCGCGTCCTTTTTGCGTGTCATAATGTACGGCTTTCCACGCCTGCTAATCCTTGGTATTTGCTGACCTGACTCGCCCCAAAGGTTGCGGACATAGGTTGTTCCTTTTTTGATAGGCATCACAAATTGTTGCTTGTTGCCCTTGTCGAATTTTGCTCCTACATAAACAGCAAGTCCGTTTCGCATGACCTTGTGTCCAAAGTGATCCCGCGAATCATTTTGGAATGCAGGATTGTTTTTGTACTTCTTCGACCACTTGAGCCGACTACCGCCCCGAGAGCTCCTAGCCTGCGATTTGCAGGCCCTTGCGATCGTTTCGCCAAACGCCTCGAGACACTTGCCTAGAGGCCCATTGCGAAGCGTTAGCGGGATCGCATCGACCGCTTTAATCAAGGCTTGATCGATTTCAATGGTTGTTCCCATTACAGCACCGCCGAGCAAATGATTTCTAGGTATCTCCGTAGCCCATCAACGCGGTTAATCGCTGTGATTCCGTATTGCTCGCCCTCAAAAAGCACTCTCATTTGGGTGCTGTAGCCTGATCGGTATCGAACAACGAAAACGGCCCTTGTTCCTGCTTCTAATTGACGGCCCCGCATGTTCTCGATGCCGCTCGTTGGATTCCATTCGCAAGGCTCGTTAACGACGTAATTAGACCAAGCGACAACAGGTTGACCGCTTGCGTCTTGCGTCTCTGTAGCTTGCTGAATCGTGCAGCGATGTCGCATCGCGCCGACTCTGTGCCTATTTGGTCGCCCTGATCCGCTCATGGATATGATGCCCTCATAAATCGGCGGACGAGCATCTCATAAGGTCGCATCGTTTGCAGAGCATCGGACATAACCATATCGCGATTCTCAAAGTAATGAGCAACGAGCATTAGGATCGCCGCCCTAGCTGCTTCAGGTACACTCTGGCCGTCTTGCGAGTGTCCTGCCTTGTAGGTTATTGTCCAAGCGTCCCAACGACTGGCCGCAACTGGCAGGGTCACCAAGTACGCAAGCCTAATTTGATCGACATGCAATTGGTATTGAGTCGATGCCCAGGTTTGCAGCGTGTTGTTACCGTCGAAGTATTGAATCGAGGTGATCGAGTGAATCGGGCTCTTGAGCAACTTAAACCCATCGAAGATTGAAGCAACCCGAAGGCGAAGCGTCTGAAAGCAAGTCACGCTGTCGGTATCGTGCTCCCACTGCTCCCTAGCCGCTCCGATCAATGCTGAAAGGTGCGTATCGTGGCTAGTGTCGCTGCTTGCGATTTCGAGTTGTTTTTTCGCCTCGCTGAGCGTCACCGGCTCGGCTGTCGGCTTTGTCACTACTTCCGCTATCAATCGCACTGGCGAAACCTCGCTGGATCATTATTTCAGCTTGACCGCATTGAACGCCTACCAGCCGAAACCCGACTGGCAGGCCATTCCAATCTTTCAAAAGGATCAAGTCCATAGACTAAACCACAATGCAAACGTCACCGTCTGCAACATCCGAAGAAACGCTCGGCGGAATCTTACCTCGACTCAAGCAAGCAACGGCCGAGATGTAACCGCCGGAAGTGCCATCGCCAAAGGTTGCAACGACCTTGAGGAATGGATTCTTCCCTCGCATGTCGATGTGGAACAAGCAGACCTGGCCATCATCGGTTGCACTTGGGAGTGCCAAGGTAGCACCGCCAAGACCTGACCCGCCGTCGAAGGTCGCTCCGGTAATGTCAGCGTATGTCCCACCTGACGCGTCGGAAGCTTGAACCTTCAATGCACTCATCGCAATGTCAGTTGCTCCGAGCGTCACAGCGATCGTAACAAAGTCCCAATTGCGAGCATCAACGACGGTAGCCGTTGCGGTTGCATTGTCGAGCAATGCACCTGGCTTGATTGCCGCGACCCATTTAGTATGCTGAAGTGCGTTCATGTATCACCTACTTTCCTTTGTTGGTTGTGAATTAGGCAGCGGCCTTGAGTTGAACGATTGGCCCAGCAACGCTAGCCGTTCCGATCTCATGAATGTTGATGTCGTATCGAATGTTGCTAAACACCCCGATTTGGTCGAAGTCAACATATCGCGACGCATCAGACTTGATGGTCAAGCTTCGACGCATCCCCATCGTGCAAGCCAAACCTAGATCGCCAAAGTAGGCAAACTTGGTCGAGCCGCTAATCGAACTTGGCAGCGTTTGCGAGAATACAACTGGGTAGCCCATGAATTGCTGCATTGGAGCTCCTGCAAGATCCATGACGGTATTTCCGCCTGCAGCGAATTGCAATCGAGCCAACACATTCCAATAGACCGCCGAATGGCAAAACCAAACTGGACGGATCCCAGGATACTGAGGCAACTTGCTAACAGCATCTTGGAACACAGCGATGGTTAAGCCTGCACCCGTGTTTTGACCAGCCGCAGCAGTAGCCACCGAACCAGCAGCAAGCACATTGGCAAGACCAACGATGTTGCCATAAGTTGGCAAACCGTCACCCAAGAAACCGCAGGAGTCTTGCTTTACAGCGTGAGCGTAAGCAATCTCGGTTGCAAGCATGTCAGCAAGAGCAATCGCAGCGTCTTCGCTCAATTCGCTCGATACCTTGGTCAAGGTGGCAAACTTGCGAGCCGTGAGGTTGACTTGGTTGACGCTGGCATCCGAGCTAGTGATCTCGGCATTTTCGCCGACTGCGTAAGCAGTCAATCCGCCGACTCGACGAGGCAAGGTTGCGCTATCTGAGGTCATCGGGTAATTGCGAGCGTACCGAGCAAACACGCCATACTCTTCGAGAAGGCTGATAACGCTGTTCTCGAATTGGACAGGAACCAAAGAACCGCCGTTGAGATCGTTGTTTTCGCCCATTGCGTTGAGAACGCCATGATCGCGACACCATTGCTTCGATTTGTCGCTTCCGAGAACAGCATTGATAAACTGGCCCGAAGCATATGCGTCACGTTCTGCATCAGGCCCCTTGAAAGCCTTCAGCTGGCGAACCGCTTTGGCTTTTGCAGGGATCTTGAAATTGCCGACTTCCGAAGGTTGATTGTCAACCACTTGGCGAACCGTGTTGCTGACCGCTTGCTCGATCTTCATCGCTCGCTCTCGCTGCTTCGAGAGGTTCTCGATCTGACCGGCCTTGCCCTCAGTTCCGAGGATCGAATCGATCTCAGTTTGCTCATCTTCGAGCAATTCGCGACTCTCTTGAGTTGCGACCGCTTGGATCGCTTGAACCTTGGCTTGCAAGGCTTGGATTTCTTCGCCTAACGCTTTTGCGCTCTTCATTCTGACTGCCCTTTGTGGGTTGTGTGGCAGTCGTTAAACCAAG